AACGTGGATAACACGATCAATGTCAATGCCATAGCTGTTGAGATAGTCAGGTGTAACACCATACTCAGAATCATATAGAATTGCGATACCTTCTGGATACTTGTTCAAATAAGCTTTCATACAATACAAACCGAGTAATGTTTTAAAGCTTTTCGATGCACCAGCTAGTACAGTGAGCCCTGGCAGTAATCCACCATCGAGGGACCCACAGAATGCAATGTTAACGATTGGTAGTTCTGTTTGGATAGGATCTTTGTCGTTAAAAAACGACGATTTTGAAAGTACAGTCGATCCCTTGACTGAACCAGCTTTTAGCATTTTATCTAGCAAGCTCATATTAATCTCCTTTCAGTATTTGATATAGTTTATCCGCGAATGCGTCAAGTTTGTCATAGCGATCTGGCCAGTAAATGTAATCTTTTTCTGGATTCGCTTTGAGATTATTGAGCAAAGGTACGACAGCATCATAAATGAGTTGAGCCTTAGCTGCGTTCGATTCAGCAGAAGCAGCAGTTGTAGTAACAGCCTCTTTTGCTTGTTGAACAACTTCTAACTCATCAGCATTTACTGCGGTAAAACCAAAATCAAAATCTAGAATAGTCTCTTCTTTAGTTGACATGTTTTCTCCTTAAAAGATAGGGAGCCCGAAGACTCCCAAACATTTTAACCACGGGCGAGATCTTTGAAGATTGCGAGATCGTCATCATCGTCATCAGAAGCTGCAGATGAAAGGTCAGCAGTAGGCATTGCAGGCTCAGATACCGCAGACTCAGTAGACATGCTTGAGAGGTCTAGGTCGTCAGTGGTGTCTGAAGCAAAGGTTGGTGCTGCCGCAACAGGTTCAACGGATTCAGATGCTAGATCAAGTACTCGATAGAGCTTGGTCTTAAGTTCTGAGTAAGACTTGAAGTTCTTAGGATCTACAAGGTCTTGCAGAGAATGCTCAGCCTTCCATGTTTCTTCCATTTGATCGTCATCATCAAATAGTGGAGTTGGAGCATCAAACTCAGACTTATCATAGTTTGGGTAACCTTCGAACTGTCGAATCTTAAGACGGAAGTTTGCACCTTCCCAAAGATCGAATGGGTTTACTGGATCTTCATCCTCAAATGTAGGATTCATAAGATCGTTTAACTTATCGAAGATTTTCTTACCGAAGGCATACATGAATACCTTACCTTCGTTTTCAGGGTTAGCGGAATCTTTGACTACGTAAATGTTAGAGTAGTACTTGAGACGACGCTTTTGCTTACGAGCTTGATCCTTATCAGACTCAACACCAGAATTCCAAAGCTTAGAGTTAAACTCAGAAACTGGATCATCTATGCCGACTGTAGTCAAGCTGTTTTCAATGTACCACAAACCTGTAGGACCTTGGAAGCCATGATCCCAGATTCGAACAAAAGGCATTTCCTCACCGTTAGGTGCTGGTAGGAAACGAATAACTGCAAAACCGTTACCAGCTTTATCGCGAGTAGGTTTCCAGAATTTACCTTCGTTAGGATCTGAATAAGATTTAGTGGTGATTTTCTCGAGTTGCTGGTTGAGCTTGTCGAGAGACTTAGAACGATTCTTCTTGAGCGAAGCAAAGTCAGTGGGTGCCATAATAGGTTCTCCTTTGTATATAGCGTTGTATTTGCGAAGTATTGCGATTAGAAGAAGTAGCCACGGATTATCTCCTTGAACTTCTTTTCATCATAAACTAGAAAGGGTTTATACTTTCTAGATAGTCTAATTATATCACGTGAGATGATCCTGTCAACGATTACTTTGTCCCAGTAGGAAAAAATATTTGCTGACGCAGTCAATATTGTAAATGTCTCTAGCGAAATTTGCCTTTGATTATACAATGTCATAATGTAAGGATGCTGACCATCCCGTGATATAAAATTTTGTTGATAGTCTTCTTTAAGATTTTTCAACTCACTTTTGAAAGTATACGACAAGGACTCCTGTCGTTTCTTCCATTCTATATATCTAGAGTTTGATTCCTCATCTAAGAGTTCACGAATCCAGATATTCGGTTTTACTAGCATATTAGCGAGCATAAGATTTATAAAGTCTTCTCGCTTAGCTAGTTTAGTGAAGAAGTACGAGTCATTACGAGTACGAAATGTATCCATAGATGCTCGGACTTTTCCATTGTACTTGAAGTAGTCATACGAATCAGTAGTAAAATGCTTCTTCATCGCGAGGTATTTAATGTATACCTCGTAGCCTACATCATTCACAGATGTCGGTGAGATCATCCGTTTCGTCCTTTTGTACCATACGAAGAGTCACAGCCTCACTGCGAATCTTTTCTTTTAAGATCGAACTTTTCTTTACAATCTGAGCGATCGTTTCAATTTCAACGTTATTCCTTTCGGCGTACTCAACAAGAGCATCGATGTAAGGAACTCCTTGCGATATATGTCTTGAAATCTCATGATGTATTTTATCAGGCGTTAGTGCCACAATTGACATATCTTCTTCATCTCCTTTCCTATTCATATGCGTACCATTCTATCATACTCCTAGCCGATTGTCAACTGTTATTTGTAGATAATGCGAGTATAAAAATCGGCCTAATAGATTTTACTCCATTAGACCGACTATTCTAACACATTAAGAGGTGATTGTCAACTATTTATACGGTTATAGAAGGTATTTCTTCGCAAAAGAGTTGAGTAGGAAGCTCGCTGAGGGGAGCCTCTTGGAAGGAGCACCCAATGCTATGTTGCACAAAGGGTACTGGTTGGTGTGGCGTATACAAGTGTATGAACTTTTCAGGATTTAAGGCTTGGTACACTCCAGATATAAGACTGAGAACTAGTATTCCACCTATGGCAAATCCATATAAAGTATTTTTCGTTTTCTCTGACATGACGTTTTCCTTACGATGACATCGCTATGATGAAGAACGGCAATAAGAGAGGAACTAATAATGAAGCTGTCGCGTACACGGCTTCAGTAATACATGACCATGCGTTAGTTTGTCGGAACTCATTAAAATTGTTCATGATCCTCCAACTCCGCTGGTAAGATTGGGCGACGGCTTACTTTGTAGCCTGCTTCAATCCACTCGCTTTCTGTTCGGCAAAAGTTACGATTAACGTAATTATGGCCTACGGTTACTACTTGTACTCTGGCGCAGATTGCACCATCTTCTTTAATTTCGCTGGCGATATAATCTCTAGGAGCTGCTACGGCTGGGAGAACGATCAATACACACAAGGCTGCTATAAAGTTTTTCATTAATGAAAACTCCTGTAATATTCTAGGGGGTAAGGTTTTGGGTAAATAGGTAACACTGTCACCTGTTTACGATAGTATATATACATCCGAAGTGCAAATAAGCACTATAAATTAGATGACATTTTAGAATTTATTGTATTACCGTTGGTTATGGGTTGACAAAAGTTGAACAGACTATATCTCTTCGAATAGGACGTCGTTAACGTAATCATCCTTATCGGATTCTGATATTCCCCATGAAAGAATCGAGGAATGCAGCATCTTATTCATTTTCTGATTGATACAATATTTGTTTTGAGCGTCAGTCGTATCTAAACTTTCGTCTACTTTAAGTCCTCGTATCGCATTGAAATAGAACTCAGCCATTATTCCTGCAGCTAAGATAAGTTGATCTGTTTCTGGTCCTTGTCGGATCGATCCAGCAGCAATCATTTCTGGTGTAAAGATTTCTTGAGCCCAAGGTGGTAACTCACGTTCTCGCTTCCATTCAAAAGTTTTAGTAATATCTTGAAAGAAATCGGTGAATTCTTTTTGATTCTCAGTTGTAGGTGAGAAGTCACAGAAGCAACCACTAATCTTGTTAGGGGTCGCTACTATGTCTAAGCCAAAGATGGGTGCATCGATGTTTGATGCCGGAAAAACATTCATATGTAAAAGCCATTGCTTACGATTTTTACCTCCAGGTTCTATAATCTTAAGGTGTGCTTTTCTTATTTTATTCGAAGTCCAAAACCAATCAGTCCACCCTTCAAACTCGTGGACATGCTTTGCATTAGCGTATCGAGTCATTTCAAGATCAAATGTATCTCTTAAAGCAGATGCGACTTCTTGACACTCATCTATTAAAGTTCTGCTCATTATTCTTCCCATTCACCAGTACTGTTCAGGTTTGCTAATCTTGCTTCGCCACTCTCAAACTCGTCCTCATTCGTATAGTATTCTTCCATCAACTCTTGGAACAAGCGCTCAGCGTATTCAAAACAAATCTTAGCCTCATCAGCCATTCCATCATGTAGTAAGTCACGTATACCCTGAATGAGCTCTCGACGATTCTCGAACTCGTACATAGTTCCACTACCAGGCACACCTCGTTTAATGATCTGGCCACCATGTGCATCTCCGAAGTGACGTACATATAAGTGAGCAAGTAGTGCATCAGCATCTTTTGCTTCTACCAAGGTTTGAATGTGACTACAATACTCTGTTACTGAGCGGTAGTCTGTTTCGATTTCTTCAAGCTGATATAGTGATTCGAGTTCTTGTAAATCTTGTTCAATTTGTGCAGACCTGAATATAGGTTCAAGTTCTACTGGTACCGATACTGCAGACTCGACTGCTAAGTAATTTTGCAGTTGTGCATGTAAGTACATTTGATATAGTCTTGGCGAAATCTCACCGCCCAAGAGCATATCAGCGAAAGCTGTTCGTTCAGCATTATCGTGATGTTGTTTTGTTAGCTCTTTAAGATTATTTGCCATTCTCACTCCGATCATTTAGTTATTAAAATTTAACGTTTGCCGCTAAGTTCAAGTGTATTTATAAATAGGACAATAGTATGTATTAAGAATTGGGGGATACAAATGGAAAAGACTGTTGAAGAAAGACTTGCAGCATTGGAAGCGTGGACACATCCACCAGTTGCACCCGGTGGGACTACCGAAATAATGGATCTCATTAATAATCTCGAAAAACA